GATGATGAAGAAATAGACAAATATTCTGAAGACTCTTATCAAGCGTACAAAGACTTGATGGATTTGGGCATGAATATAGAACCAAGATTTGCAGGTAGAATAATGGAAGTGGCATCATCAATGATGGGCAATGCCATCAATGCAAAGAATATCAAGGTTGATAAAAAGTTAAAAATGATTGAATTACAGTTAAAAAAGTTAAAATTAGACCAAAACAAGCCAGAAGATGAAGCAGTAAGCGGTACAGGCACTGTGGTAGCAGATCGTAATGAACTCATAAAACAAATACTCGCGGCGAGCAAAGACGATAAATAAAATGATGAAAACTTACAAACAATTTCTTGCAGAATCATCTAAGACATATGCACACAGAATTAAGATTGCTGGTGAATTACCAGAAAACTTCGAATCAAGATTAAAAGATTTTATGACCAAATACGAGACTGTTGAGTTTAAAAAAGTAGCATCAACTCCTGTACAAGAACACCCACATGAGTTTCCAAGAATTGTTAACAAAGAAGTTACAATGTATGACATCGAAACATCGTACCCTATTGGATTTAAAGTGTTAGAAGATGTACTTAAAGAAGAGTTTGGAATTGCACAAGACCACTTAAAAGTTAAACATCCTGCAGATCCAACTGAAATACCTTTGCTACCAGATGGCCAAGGCGAATATGTTTCAAGATTACAAGACAATGAATTCAAAGAAGCACCTGATGCAGAAGGAACATTATTTGGTGATGAATACAACATGAGTATGTTCAAAGAATTAATGAAGGATCGCTCAAGTCCAGTAATAGGAGCATTTGGCAACGAAGATGTTGACAAAGAACGCAATGGCGAAATTGTTAGTCATCCTATCGATAATCAAAAATCACCTATACCTGGTGATGCCAGTAAAGACAAAGACTTTCCGATTATGCACACCAATAGCAACTACAGTGCTGGTTCAAAGCCTGCTGGTTCAAAGCCTACCAACTAAAAATATTATACCTTAAATAACAGCATGGCACAGAGTCTACAAGGTAATCTCACCAAAAAGGCACATTCTAAAGTTAAGTTTACAGGAGATCAAATTCTTGAACTTAATAAATGTATGGATCCCAAAACAGGGCCAATATATTTTATGAAAAAATATTGCATGATACAACATCCTACCAAAGGATCTATGCCATTTGAAATGTTTGACTATCAAACTCGATTGGTGTCTACATACCATAACAATAGATTTTCTATCGCAATGTTGCCAAGGCAAACAGGCAAAACAACATGTGCGGCCGCTTACCTTGTTTGGTATGCAATGTTTGTACCAGACTCACAAATACTGATTGCGGCACACAAGTTTACAGGTGCTCAAGATATAATGAATAGAGTAAGATTTACCTATGAATCGTTGCCCGATTTTATTCGTGCTGGCGCATATTCCTATAACAGAAACACATTAGAATTTGATAATGGATCAAGAATCAAAGCAACCACTACAACAGAAAACACTGGTAGAGGTATGTCATTGTCTGTAATATATTGCGATGAGTTTGCATTTGTGCAACCACCTTCCAAAGCAAGTGAATTTTGGACTTCGTTAGCACCAACACTGGCTACTGGTGGTAAATGTATTATCACATCTACGCCAAACTCGGATGAAGATCAATTTGCTTTAATTTGGAAAGAAGCAAACAAAAAATTAGATGAGTATGGCAATGAATTGCCCATAGGGAGAAACGGATTTGCGGCTTTTCAAGCATCATGGAGAGAACATCCGGATCGAACAGAAAAATGGGCAAAAGAAGAACGTGCAAGAATAGGTGAAGAAAGATTTAGACGTGAACACGACTGCGAATTTCTGATCTATGACGAAACGCTGATCAAAGCAACCAAATTAGTTGACCTAGAAGGGGTAGAACCTACAGAAAGACATGGACATGTACGTTGGTACAAAAAAGTACAAAAAGGCAAAGCATATATTTTTGCTCTAGATCCTTCTTTAGGCACAGGAGGTGATTATGCCGCAATACAACTGTATGAACTGCCAACAATGACACAGGTTGCTGAATGGCAACACAATAACACGCCTATTCAGGGGCAAGTAAGAATACTGAAAACAATGATTGAAGAAGTTGCCGATAGTCTCAAAGAGCAAGGTATTGTGCAACCGGAAATATATTACTCAATAGAAAACAACACCATAGGAGAAGCAGGACTGGTTGCTATCAGTGATATAGGAGAAGAAAACATTTCTGGACAGTTGCTTTCAGAAGCAGTGAAAAAAGGACATGTAAGAAGATTCAGAAAAGGTTACAATACCACACACAATTCCAAAATGAGTGCCTGTGCTAAGTTCAAACAGATGGTTGAAAATGATAGCATGGTAATAAAATCCAAAAATTTAGTGTCAGAACTTAAAAATTTTGTGGCATCTGGGAACAGTTTTAAAGCAAAACCAGGCGAACATGACGATTTGGTGATGAGCACACTTTTAGCAGTGCGTATGGCATCTACAATCAGTGCATGGGATCAAAAACTATTCGAAAGATTGCGAGATTCCGAAGAAGAACTGATAATGCCTATGCCTATTATAATGTCATAAATATAAGCAAATTACAAGGGGAATAAAATTATGGGCGTAACATTTATAAGTGACGAAGTTGCTACTGATGATAATGGTATAACAGCCGCAGCCGCCGTCGGTAACAATGCCGCATTCACTTTAGGTGGTGCACTTGCGAGTGGTGGTACTGTAACATTTGCTTCAGCCAGAAAAGTAGAAGTAACAGCAGGAGGCGATGATCGGGCAATTGCATATGATATTACTGGCACTGACCTAAGAGGCAATGTTCAAACTGAAAGATTAACTGGTGGCAATAGTGCGGCCACAGTGACTACTGCTTTTTTTAAAACCGTTACTGCAATAACAGCAGTGGGTGACCCTGCAGGCAATCCAATTGCAGGCACAGAAGCTGCCGGAAATATCGCTGATGTGGTGCTTACTACTGACTGTAGACTAAAAGGATTTTCTATTGTGTCAGGAGGTACTGCTGGTGTAGTTGAATTCCGCAAAGGCAGTGAAACTGGAACAATATTATTCAAAGCCAGAACACTTGGCACTGACAACACAACTGTTGATCACACAATACCAGGAGATGGAGTATTATTTGAAGGTGGCTGTTACGTGACTTATACTGTAGCTACTATTGACATGATGACTTTTTACTTCAATTAATTATGGATCTCAACGCAGTAGCACAGGACTTATTTGACGAATTAAAGAGTCGTTACAGCGAACTAACGTTGGGTGACGATACAGCACAGACAACAATCGATCCACAAAGTGCAAGATTTTTTAAGTTTTCTTGGAACAATAATGCAGTCAGTATTTCATTAGATGAAGAAACTTTAAGACTTGTTTACAACAAAGATTTAACCAATTCTTTAGATGAAGATCAAGAACAAGACTGGTATAATTTTGCAAGAACTATGCGAGAATTTGCAGTGACACATAATTTAGGATTTAAGCCACAAGACGTGGAAAAATTAGACTTAGAACAAGGGGACTTTGAATTCATGTCTCAAGTAAATACAGTACAGGAAAGCAACATGCACGGAACATCTAAAACATCTTACAACAAACTAGACAAAACTAAAATGATCATACGTCACTCGAAACAGGTAGACGAAGCAGTGCCTGGTGCTAGATCAAGAAATATTGATGTGATATTCATTGAAAATGCAGTAGGTGAAAGATTCCGTTTCCCATACAATTATCTACAAGGCGCAAGAGCCATGCAGATGCATGTAGCAAAAGGTGGTAATCCGTATGATGCAATAGGCGAATCTATTATCACAAAGGTGCATGAAATTGCACAATTGAGAAACTTAACCAAATATGCAGTATCCAAAGGCCTGCTAGATGAAAACACACAACCTTATATTGATGCCGCCCAGAAAAAGATAGCAGAAGCAAAGAAAACTTTACACCGATTACAAAAGGCTTCGACATATGAATCAGCTGCTGAAGAAGTAAAAATACAAAATGCTCTAGTAAGTGAAGAAGAAATAAATGATCTTAAGAAATTGTTCACAAAAGAAACTTTTGATGATTCAATTGTGGACGCATTTAGATTTTTACCAATTAATGAATTAAAATCATCGGACGATGACGAAATGGACAGAACTGACATAATGAAGGGCACTTCAACTGCATCTAGATATGCTCAATATGTAGAAAAATTTTTAAACAATCCTGAAAGCAGACTTATGCTTAAAAAAGACAGAGGCACAGACGAACTGCAAAATAGTTTAAGATCACAACAAAAAGATCTAGAAACAAAATTAGGTACTATCATGAGAGATATTGCTTCAAGATTTCTTTCAGCAAATCCAGAAGATGATGCTGTTGCAAACTTTGCATCTGACATGGAACAACAATTATCGATGAGTGGTGAACTTTTTTCGAAACCAAATCCTGAAATGAAACGATTAAAAGGCACAGCAATTCAACTAGCAAACATGTATTTGCAAGATATGAAAAAGATTAAGACAGATGATGATTATGCAGATCAAGTAAGAAAATCACCTGAAGACATCAAGGCATTTAAAAATATTAAAGGGCAAGAAATAGGCAAAGGCAAACTGGCAACACAATACAAGAGAAAATACAAAGACGAATCAGAACAGTTCGAAGCATGGATTGATGCAAAAGTGAGTGAGATGGATATAAATCTTGACGATGAAGAAGTAGAACGCTCACAATACGCCAATCCTTTTGCCAAATAAAAAATAATTCTTGACATTTAAAAGTTTCTGTATATAATACAGATTATAGTGATACACACTAGGCAACAAAGGAGGCTTACATTATGGCAACACTAGCAGAAATAAGAGCTAAATTGCAGGCTCAATCAGCAAAACCTTCAGGAGAAGGCGGCGGTGACAATGCAATATACCCACACTGGAACATTCCAGAAAATTCAGAAGCAATTTTAAGGTTCTTACCAGATAAGGATCCTAACAACACATTTTTCTGGGTGGAAAGAGCAATGATAAAATTGCCATTCAACTCAGTGAAGGGTGATGCTAATTCAGGTCCAGTACAGGTACAAGTGCCTTGTATGGAAATGTATGGCGATGCTTGTCCAATACTTGCTGAGGTCAGACAATGGTTCAAAGATAAATCATTAGAAGATCTTGGTAGAAAATATTGGAAAAAGCGTTCATATGTGTTCCAAGGATTTGTAGTGAATTCACCACTGCAAGAAGATGCACCAGCCAATCCAGTCAGAAGATTTATTATAGGTCCACAGATCTTTAATATTATTAAATCTGCACTGATGGATCCGGAGATGGAAGATCTGCCAACTGACTACACTAGAGGAGTTGACTTTAGAATCAACAAAACTACAAAAGGTGGTTATGCTGATTATTCAACTTCAAAATGGTCGAGAAAAACTTCTCCACTTACTGCTGAACAGAATCAAGCAATAGAAACAAATGGTTTACATACTATGGGTGACTTTTTACCTAAGAAACCTACAGAAGTAGAACTAAAAGTGATGGAGGAAATGTTTAGAGCATCAGTGGATGGCGAGCCTTACGACGCTAACAAGTATTCACAATACTTTAGGCCCGCTGGATTGAAAGCGCCTGCTACAGGAAGTGGTACAACTGCACAGACTGAAACTGCGCCAGTTGCTCCTACACCAACTGCAGAGCCAGCACAACCTCAAGCACAACCTCAAGCACAACCGCAAGTTGAAACAACTCCTGCTCCACAGCCTGAATCTACAGGTAACTCAAAAGCAGAGGACATACTTGCAATGATCCGTGCAAGACAACAAAAATAAATCAATTGGGGGTAGAAATACCCCCGTTGACACAACTTTGTATAGAACATATAATAATAGAGAGGTATAAAACATGGTCAAACCATTTGATGTAACAAAATTTAGAAAAAGTATTACTAAGTCAATTGATGGCTTAGGCATAGGATTTAATGATCCTACAGATTGGATATCTACAGGCAATCATGCATTGAACTATTTGATATCAGGAGATTTTTACAAAGGCATTCCACTAGGCAAAGTAACAGTATTTGCCGGCGAGTCAGGATCTGGCAAATCTTATATTTGTTCAGGTAATATCATAAGAGAAGCACAAGCACAAGGCATATTTGTTATCCTGGTAGATTCAGAAAATGCACTTGACGAAGCATGGCTCAAAGCAGTTGGTGTTGATACAGCAGGAGACAAACTGCTACGATTAGGAATGAGCATGATAGATGATGTTGCAAAAACAATATCCAACTTTGTTAAAGAATATAAAGCAGATTATGGTGATAAAGATCCAGAAGAAAGACCTAAAGTATTATTTGTACTAGATTCACTAGGTATGATGATGACTCCTACTGATGTAGATCAGTTTAACAAAGGAGACATGAAAGGTGATTTAGGTAGAAAGCCTAAAGCATTAACATCACTGGTTCGTAACACAGTTAACATGTTTGGTTCGTTGAACGTGGGCATGGTGGCAACCAATCATACATATGCGTCACAGGATATGTTCGATCCAGATGATAAAATATCAGGTGGGCAAGGATTTGTATATGCATCAAGCATAGTGGTTGCAATGAAAAAATTAAAACTAAAAGAAGACGAAGCAGGCAATAAAATTACTGATGTAAGAGGTATCCGAGCCGCTTGTAAGGTAATGAAGACAAGATTTGCTAAACCTTTTGAAGGAGTACAACTAAAGATTCCGTATGAAACAGGAATGGATCCGTATTCAGGACTTTTAGACTTGTTTGAGAAAAAAGGTCTAATTCAACAACAAGGAAATAGATTAAAATATATAACAGCAGAAGGCAAAGAAATATTAGACTTCAGAAAAGCCTGGGGCAAAGACAACTTAGAAATTGTTATGCAAGAGGTAAGTAATGAGATCACAAAGGGGCCAGTTGAACAAACTGTTGTAGAAGAAGATGGAGACGCAGATGCTAATTGATACTTGGAATTTACTTAAAGCATATGTACCTGCAAAGGACAAAGCCATTGTCGCTACAAGATTTGTAGATATTGCTATGGATAATGGCATACATGATGAAGAAATAAAAGAAATGATTGGCAATGATGATGAACTAGATGAAGCCATCCGTTATAATCTTGATCTTGAAGAAGACGATGAAGAAGAACTGTATGAAAGTTAATGAACTGGTTCTCTTTAGTATCACAAGATATTTCTAAAATACCTGAAGCAATTTTACATTTTGAATCTGAGTTAGATCAAGCATCTGCCGAGGTGAAATTGCATGGCAACATCGAAAGACAATCAGCATCAATGCCAGGAGTTGTTGAAGAACGTTTTAGACAACTACAAGAGGTTGAAGGTATCCTAAAACATTTGGAAATACAACATCGAAGATTAAGAACCAAACACTACAAAAAATATTTAGAAAACTACCAACGTGCATTAACATCACGTGATGCTGAAAAATATGCAGAAGGCGAAGATGAAGTCTGTGACTTTGAAGCCATCGTTAACGAATGGGCACTGTTGAGAAACAAATGGTTGGGTGTGATCAAAGCACTTGATCAAAAACAATGGCATCTCACAAACATTGTTAAACTAAGAGTCGCTGGCATGGAAGATGCCAACCTATAAGATTATCACATAATTCCCATGTAAATTTTAGTTGTGTTTTTTTTGCACGACTGTCATAGTTTTTAAACACTGTATTTTATCAATTTACTAGTATAAATTAATACTGAAGATGACAACAGTCAATAGGGGACACATGAAAACACTAAACTACATAACAAGACTTTTTTTTAATCTAAGCAAAATGATGCAATTAGGTCAAGCAAAAAATACCAAAAAAGCATTTAAGTTTATAGGTTAATGGAAGGAATACGATGGCAGAGCAATTTAAGAAATTTGGTCGTATGTTTAGCAATATGTTCGGTGTGTCTGATAAGGGCATCGAACACTTTTGCAGAACCGAATACGGGACTGACTGGTTTTGGGCGTATAGCGAACTTAAAAAACGAGGAAAACTCCCTCGTCAATATAAAAAATAAGGAGATACAATGACAACAACAAAAGATTACAAAAATTCTATTTTTAATCCACTTAGAATTAAATTTGCTGGCACAATTAAGCCATCTAATAAAAGCAAAAGAATAGCATGAAGGAGGAAGAGTCGTACATCAACAGGAGTTGGGGACAGGCTTGGAGAATGTACAACAACATGACTTGCCTAGGATACAATCCTAAATGCGTAACACACGAAACACACTACGAAATAAAATGGAGGAGACCAATTGAAAATACTAACGAAAATAATAGACTCACTGTTAACAAGTAATTACGATCGAAGAAAAAAGTGGGCAGAATCATATCTTGCTAAATCTGTAGATCTTACTGACTTAGAATACAGACAAAGAGAACTTACACGTATGGGGTTATAAAACCTCTTACGTGGGCCACTCGGCCATTGACACCTAGCCTTTAAAAATATATAATTGACGTATATGCGTGAAATCAACAGTTTCCAAAAATTTGTTATCGACAGTCAACTTGTAACAAAAACCTACGATTACACTATTGAACTGAAAGATGGTACAAAACTTATTGACACATTAAGTGGTCTATGGTGTACTCCATTAGGGTACAGTCAAGACACTCTAAAAACTGCGGCATATGAACAAAGTTTAATCAATCCTTACTACAACAATTACCTACATACTAACAATGAAGTGACAGAACAATTTGCCATAGAACTTTGCGAAATTACTGACACTGAACGTGTATATTTTACTACATCGGGCAGTGCCGCAGTCGAAACAGCAATAAAAATTGCTCTGCATATCAATCCAGGTACTAATCAATGTATTGTGTGCAAACACAGTTATCACGGTTCTACAATACTATCAGCAAACGCAAGTGATCACAAAATAAACAAATGGGCAGGAAATATACAAGATCCTTTAGTCACACACAAATTTGCAAACGCAGAAGAATTAGAACAATTAATTAATTTAGATGTAGCGTTTATTATTGTCGAACCAATTATAGCAGCCGGAGGTGTGTACCAACACTCTCCAGAAGTATTCAAACTGCTGAAACAAGCACAAGATAAAAATACAATCATTATCTTTGATGAAACAGTGACCGGATTTGGCAAGATTGGACCAATGTTTGCACAAGATCATTACAATTTCAAACCTGATATTTTAGTCTTAGGCAAAGGCATCAGTAATGGTTATTTTCCGTTATCTGCTACACTGTTAAACAAAAAAGTCAGTGATCAGATAAAGTTTTTCAACCATGGTTTTACTGCCAGCGGACATCCAATTGGTAGTGCAGTTGGTCTAGAGATGTTGAAACTGTGTAAAAAAGGATTTGATCATTCAAGATTCGATATTCATCTAAGCCATGAAAAACTAGTTGAACACAGACATATAGGTTGTATGGGTGCTGTGCAGTTTAAAAGAATGACTGTTGCATACAAATTTGTACAAGCAATGCGTGAAAAAGGTTATATGCTAGAAGTTGGTAGTGAAAATATCAGCAGTGTGTGTTATTGCTTGCCTTATATCATCTCTGATCAGGATTACAAGCAGTTTATGGATACTATTTTACAAACCATAGATCAAATATAAGGTACATAAATGTATGTACACTCCACAAAAATGGCATATTGAACCAACTTCAAGATGTACTTTAGAATGCCCAGGCTGTGACAGAACTTGGTTTAAGAAAACATTTAAAAAAAGTCTTATACATGATTTAGATGTTGATGAGATTATAAATTTTTTTTTAGACAACAAATTTACTAATCAACACATAACACTTTGTGGAAATAATGGTGACCCTATCTACCATCCAAAGTTCATTTATCTAGTACAAGCATTAAAAGCCATAGGAAGCACACTCCATATACATACAAACGGCTCAGCAAAAACTCCAAAATTTTGGAAAGAATTATGTTCTTTCTTGACTGTGAAAGATAAAATTACTTTTGCTATCGACGGCTTGCCTAGCAACAATCATGTCTATAGAATTAACTCTAACTGGAAACAGGTAGAACAAGCAATCAAAATCACCAGCCAATCTTATGTGCAGACTTGTTGGCAATACATTGTGTTCAAATACAATCAAGATCAAATACAGGAAGCACAACAATTGTCCAAAAAATTAGGCATTGATGAATTTAAAATTCTTAAAAGTCACAGATGGCAAGATGACAGTGTTCAAAGTTATATGCCAGATGCTACATATGTTACCAAGCAAAGTGTGGGGCAAGATATGCAACCAGATTGTATAAAAGAAAAAGAAATATACATCGACGCAGAAGGGTTTTTATATCCATGTTGTTATACAGCGGCTCATAGAACCAAAAGAAAAACTGTATTCTTTAAAAACAGGTTGCATATAACAGATAAAAATTTTGCATTTTTGCCTTGTCATACACAATTTGTAAAAAATGCACAAGATTATAATACTGCGGATCTAATTTGTAAAACACACTGTTCTCAGTTATAATTAAAAGCACGCCGCGTTAGCTCATTTGGTAGAGCAGTTGATTTGTAATCATCAGGTGGCCAGTTCGATCCCGGCACGCGGCACCAAAAGGAAGGATGGCAGAGTGGTTGATTGCAACAGTCTTGAAAACTGTCGAAGGTGCAAGCCTTCCGTGAGTTCGAATCTCACTCCTTCCGCCAACTAACTATTTTTATGTTTGATGCAAATAAAGAACTATTCTGGTGGCCCTGGACGTTGAGTCTACAGGACACTGTGGTTACATCTCCCAAACAATTGCAAAATTTTTGGAAAAGTTTGGATATTGTAAAACATGAAAATATGTTTAATCAAAGAGCATTCTACTGTAATTCTAGATTTGATACAAAAAAGGTACAAGTGTGTGATCAAATTATACGCACTTTGGATTATATACCACCCAACAATTGGTCATCTGATAGCAAATTTACCATAAAAGATTATCAAACTTATGCATTGGAAAAATTTGATCGACAGATGCGTTCTATTGTGGAACATGCAAACACAGACAATATATGGTTGGCAATGAGTGGTGGCATAGACTCAACGATGTGTGCGGCATGGTTGTATCATAACAAGATAAATTTTACTGGATTTTCAATGATAAACGTTCATGTAGACGGATATTATAACAAACTGACATACGAGATTACTGCAAAAAAAATTTGTGATACATTAGGCATTCCGTTTGAATATGTAGATGTGTCAAGTGAATACAATGACGGAATAAACCCAATAACTGATTATTGTAGTGCGGACAACTATGCTATTCCACAAACAAATCATCATGTAGAAGCCACGTGGACATTGCAATCTGTAAATTCAAGATCAAAAAATTACGATGGCGCATGTATAATAGAAGCCAACGGTGGTGATAATTTATTCTTACACAACCAATGCACATGGGATAGAATGATTCCAAAAACACATGCTAAATTTTTAGAAAATAATAATTTTCCTTATTCAATGTTGAACAACTATGATTACCTAAATGGCAGATATAGCGATACTTGGAAAAAATATGCTAAATTAGCAAATTGCGATCATGGCCAACATCAGTTATTTTCTCCTGCTCTAGAACACAATATAGGGCCATCACTAACCAAAGACGAGTTATACAATTGCACATACACTCCTTTTTTAAACAAAGAATGGTATGATATGTGGCACAGCATACAGTTCGATGATATTAATTACGACACTTGGTTTGACTTGACTGATGTGCAATGGCTTAAAAAACAGATAGCGTATTACACATCAAACGAAATAGCAGATACGGTCAAGCATTTTCCTTGTGTAGAAACTTTTTACACTCCGGGCGAATTTAATCACAATTGGTTTATGAACGAATTCAAAAAATTTATAGACATATTTGCGGAATCAAAACATGTGTACATCAGTTTATACTGGACTATGGCTAGCGAAGTGTTACACAATTATAAAAAAATATCGCCAGATACCATGCAAAGATTACACGCTACTAATTGGTACTTAAAACATGGCAAGTCAAAATTCTAAAGATTTTGATTCAAAATATAGTTGGAGAATTGAAATTCCTGTGGGCGGTTGGCCTAATGGGGTTAATCGTGCATTCAAAATAAAATCGCAGTATGATGCATGGTTAGTAGAGAATGACATTGATGGTGATTCATATTATAATTTTTTATATTTGCAAAATGAAATGGATGTAATATACTTTAAACTAAGTTGGATATATAATCAAAACTACAGGGCAATTAAACTACGATGAAAAACGCAATAATACAATACGATGTAGACTCTAACAAATATGATGATCCACGATTCAACAATTTGACAAGATCTGACATAATAAAGTACTCAACACACAGCATTGGTGAATACTGTAAAAAATATGATATTGATCATGTGGTAATAAATCAACCAAAACTAGAAAATATAAAACATCCAGTGTTCGAAAGATTTGATTTAATTTTAGATGATACTTGGTGGAACAAATATGAACAAATTTTGCATGTTGATTCAGATGTAATTGTACATGAGTCTGTGCCAAATTTTTTCGAAGAACATTCAAATCCTGTGTCTATGAAAACTGCAATATATCCCAAGTACAACTCCAGCAGTCAGCAATGGTGGCAAGCAAACGTAAAACACAGTCTATATAAAAAATTGAATCCTGCAGACTGTGTAGAAAGATTTTTCCAGACAGGAGTATTTGGGTTAACCAAACACAGTGCAAGATGTTTAAGACCTTACATTAAAAATTTTAGGATGTTGGATTCGTGGGATGATGGACAAATTATCAATTGGGCATTTATAGCCTCTGGAGTACAACATGAAAAAGTATCACAAAAATGGAACTTTAAACTGCGAGACAAATTAGTGCCTAATAATAAGACTGCATATTTTATACATCCTGCAGGTGGAAGAAAGCATCGCAAAGACAGTCATATACAAAAATATTGTAGAGCAAGATGGCCCAATTTATAACAAATGCTAAAGGATAGATAGTAGTATGACTTATGTAGTAGGCCAAGAGTGTATCAAATGCAAACACACTGACTGTGTAGAAGTTTGTCCTGTGGATTGTTTCTATGAAGGCAAAAACACACTAGTTATAAATCCCGATGAATGCATCGACTGCGGAGTATGTGAACCAGAATGTCCTGTAGGAGCAATTGCTCCTGACACAGTTGGTGGCACAGAATTAGAATATTGGATGAAGTTCAATGCAGAACGTTCAGAGATATGGCCTGTGATTACTAAAAAGAAAGATCCATTACCAGAATCCAACGAATACTCACCAGAAAACTACAAAGAGGATAAGAAAGAATTACTAATAGATGAGCCTTGGCAAGATTAATTTGTATTAAATACGTACATAATGATATTGATATCACACAGAGGTAACATCAACGGAAAAATACCTGAAAGAGAAAATACACCACAGTATATTCAGGAAGCACTAGATCAAGGATATCATGTTGAGGTTGATGTATACTCCACAGAGGTAAGCGGCTTTTATCTGGGACACGACAAACCAGACCATTTGGTATCAAGCACATGGTTAAAAATAAACTCAATCTGGTGTCATGCTAAGACTTTCAATGCTTTAGAAGGACTGGTTGCACAAGGTATACACTGTTTTTATCATCATGCAGACAAATACACACTAACATCAAAAGGATATATTTGGGCATTTCCTGGTCAACTAGGAGGAAAAAACACCATTGCTGTGCATCCAGATCAACTTACAGAAACAGAATATCTAGAATGTTCAGGACTGTGCAGTGACTACGTTTCCAAGTATAAACATTTAGAGGATCAAAAATGAACATAATAATACCTATGGCTGGAGCCGGATCACGTTTCCAATCAGCCGGATACACTTTTCCCAAACCGTTGATTGCAGTAGAAGGTCAACCAATGATACAAAAGGTTGTAAACAATTTAAACATACAAGGTCACTATATTTTTTTAGTGCAAAAAGCACACTACGAAAAATATAATTTAGAGTCATTGTTAAACTTAATTGCGCCAGGATGTACAATTGTGCAACTAGAGGGCATGACTGAAGGTGCGGCCTGCACTGTGTTAACTGCAAGAGATTTGATAGACAATGATGAACCATTAATAATTTCTAATGCTGACCAATATATCGAATGGAATGCTTTTGAAACATTGAGCGAATTCAATCATGAAGGTGTTGATGGTGGTATATTAACTTTCAACAGTGTGCATCCAAAACATTCATTTGCAAAAATTAACGGTGACGGATATGTGACTGAAGTTGCTGAGAAAAATCCTATATCTACAAATGCCACTGTCGGCATATATCATTGGCGTAAAGGTTCAGACTTTGTAAAATATGCAGATCAAATGATAGAAAAAAACATTCGAACCAATAATGAATTTTATGTGTGTCCTGTGTATAACGAAGCAGTACAAGATGGCAAAAAAATATTAACAAGCATGGTTGATGAAATGTGGGGCATGGGTACACCAGAAGAACTTGATACATTCTTAAACCATAATAGGTCGAAATAATGCAATTTTATAATCCTAACATAGACAAAAGCAAATATGTTATCGCAACATATTTTATGAAATCAAGAAATGCTGACCTAAGGAAAGTTTCATGGGATTTAGCAATTGGTCAAAGTGTTGGAAATCCAAATGTGCGAAACCGTTGGGAAACCGAAGAACTTTTTGAACGATCATCTTGTGTAATTGTCCACGAAAAAGATAATTTGAAAGGGTTGACTGAAGGCAAAGTTAAAATTGCTTTTCCTATTATCAACACAGACTGGGAAGGTGACGGCATAAGTCATTTGCTGTGCCAATTGATGGGCGGACAAATGGACATAGACACATTTGATTCTTGTAGATTGATAGACCTTGAATTTCCTGCAGAGATAAAATCTAAATTTTTAGGTCCAAAATATGGTATCTCTGGCATGAGAGAATATACCGGGCAGTATGACAAACCATTTTCCGGAGCAATTGTTAAACCAAAAACAGGCATGGATGCAAATACACTATTAGACATGGTGAAAGAACTTGTAGACGGAGGATGTGATTTTATTAAAGAAGATGAAATTATGAGTAATCCAAGTTTTTGTCCAATAGAAGAAAGGGTGCCATTAATTGCAGATTGGATGGCAAAACAGAGTAAAAAAGTTGTATATGCTGTATGTATAAATGGTGATCATGATCACATATTAAAAAGAGCCACTAAAGTTTCAGAATTAGGCGGAAATGCTGTACACGTAAACTTTTGGGCAGGACTAGGAGTATATGGAGCAATACGTAGACTTGATCTTCCGTTGTTTATACACTTTCAGAAGTCAGGGGACAAAGTTATTACAGATACTAGACATGCATTTGGTATAGACTGGAACGTTATCTGTCAGTTGGCTGGAATGCAAGGAGTTGATACCATACACGCAGGCATGTGGGGAGGATATCTTAGTGATGATGAAGACGATCTTAAAAAAACTATTTCAACACTGCACAACCACAATGTCGTGCCAGCACTCAGTTGTGGAATGCATCCTGGGTTGGTACAAGCAAATGTGAGACAGTTTGGCAATGATTTTATTGCAAATGTAGGTGGAGCAATACATGGACATCCAGGAGGCACTTTGGCAGGAGCAAAAGCCATGCGTCAATCAGTAGACAAAACTGGCGGAGATGAGTATGAACAAGCAATTGCTAAATGGGGCCTAATAAAATAATGAAATCTGATGAGATTGCTGTTTGCGTCTCAGGACTTGCTCGACCGGGATACAAAAAAGCATTAGAAATTGCAAAAAAAGTTTTTCCATTTGATACCTTTTACATGCAGTGGCAAGGTTATGAAGCACCAGAAGTAGAAGATTGTCGTTTTTTTGAAGAGCCTGTTTACAACTATCATAATCTTACAGAAACAAAATACAAACCAGACTGCCATATATGGCGCAGATACACAAAACCTGCTGTAGGTAAAATTTACAAGAGAACAGGATTGTATGAAAAAACGAAACACAATTCCAAACAGACACTTGCACACTATTGGTTGACCAAAACACTTCCAGAAAAATACAAAACTATAATAAAGTTAAGATATGACACTTTACTCAGTTTAAAGGAAGATTTTATGCCTTTGTTGGAAAAAACTGTGAAAGATCAAACTGTTATTGGCATTGCAGGAAGTGCTCCTGGTATTGATGTTGATGCTCCATTAAAGATACACACATATCAAGACTGTAAAAGATGTCCTGGACCATATCTTTGGGACCACATAATATTTCATCCTAGATACAAATTACAGAATGTGGAAAAACTTTTTAACGAGCAAAATCTTATGGGTGCTGAATGGGGATGGTATCAAGTGTTACATCATCAGTGGGAAGATCACAACTATCTCAATGTGCAAGGTGGTAATGTATTGACAGCACATGCAAATCCTGTATAATAACTGAGTGGACACATATGATTATTATGGGTGGGATATCAGTGATAAGACACCTTTATATAAAAAATTATTAGAACAAAACTCAAACATAGTCGAAGAAGATTATGACGCAATTGATAGATTAATTAATCAATTTGTGAAAAACAAAAGTGTGGCGTTAGATATAGGTTGTCATTATGGATTTACTACGAAGTTCTTGTGCAGTAAATTTGCACACGTACACGCATTCGACTTTGATAATCACGTACACGAGTGTGCAAAACTTAACATGAAAAAATTCAATGTTACAAATGCTACATTTCATCCATATGGACTAGGCAAAGATAATAAATCTGTAGCCATTACAAATGTAGTGCAAAAATTAAAAAGAAAGACTAATGGTAAAATAAAGAGATGGGCAGTAGTAGGAGACATAGGCACACATGTGGATACAAAAAATCAAGAAGATAAAACACAAAATATAAAAACACTTGACTCGCTGAACATAACCAATATTGGATTGATGATGATAGACACAGAAGGATATGAGTTGCATGTAATAAAAGGAGCTAGAGAAACAATTGCGAGAGACAAACCAGTAATTGTTTGTGAATATCATAAAGGTAAAAAATTGACAAGAAGATATGGATATTATGCACATGACATCACAGAGTATTTGCGGGAACTAGGCTATAAATCAATAGGACATATAAACAGGGCAGACAAATTGTTTGTGCATGAAGGAGTACAATGACAAAAATAATACTAACTGACATAGACGGAGTTTGTTTGGATTGGAGCAAACAATTTAACAAATATCTAGAATTTTACCATCCAGGCAAAAGTGTCAATGATCCTACTGAATACAGTGACTATGCTCACATAGAAAAAGAAATGCAGGCACACAATCATTCAGCCTGGTTCGGATACATGGAACCGTTGCGTGATGCCGCAGAAACTCTTAATAGACTGTCAGCAGAAGGATGGGAAGTGCATGGTTGCACAGCAATGGGACATGATCCATATGCTATTTCATTAAGGAAAAGAAATCTTGAAATGTTTTTTCCTAATGTGTTTAATCGCCTAGACACAGTTGGATTCGGGCAAGGCAAAGAAGAATGGTTGGAAAAGTATAGGGGACAAGAATGTATATGGGTAGAAGACAAATGGGCCAATGCTCTAGTAGGTGCTTCCATGGGTATAAAAACATTTCTTATGCGTCATTCATACAATGCATCATATGATGATAAACGCATTGTCAAGGTTGACAACTGGCAACAGATATATTACTATATAAATTGACATGACAGAAATGAAAGTATTCATAGGCTGGGATTCCAGAGAAGACATAGCCTACCAGGTAGCAAAATACACTATCCAAAAACATAACCCCGACGTTAAAGTATATCCACTTAAATTAGATACACTAAAAGAAATTGGTGCATACACTCGTGACGCGGATAAAAAAGCATCAACAGAATTTACATTCAGCAGATTTATGGTTCCATATCTTACAGGATACAAAGGATGGGCACTGTTTATTGATTGTGACTTCCTGTGCAAAGCAGATCTTAAGGATCTCTTCAATCAAGCAAATGACAACTATGCTGTCATGGTTGCTAAGCATGATTACACACCAAAAGAAGGCACAAAAATGGATGGCAAACAACAGTTGCAGTATCCAAGAAAGAACTGGTCATCATGTGTGTTGTGGAACTGCGAACACCCTGCTAATAAACTGCTAGATCTTAATGCACTCAACAGCAACGATGGATTATGGCATCACAGATTTGTTTGGTGTGCTGATAACGAAGTAGGTCAACTATCACATGAATGGAACTGGCTAACTGATTGGTATGAAGAGCCAACTGATGGTGCACCAAAAATGTTGCATTACACAGAAGGCGGTCCTTGGTTCGATCATCTACAAGATGTACCTTATGCTAAAGACTGGCTTGATGCAAGAGCAGAATACGAAGCATCACTAGGTGACACTGTACAAGATAAAATTGCAAAAGATGATGGTGGCTGGTAGTCACTTGTGCCCAAACTAAGAACAACATCAGATAAAAATTTTACAGCAAAAGTTTTTAATAAATCTTGTTCATTTGTAAATTTAAAAAATGAACCCACCTACGTACAAAGCAGAGTATCGAGAATACTCACCAAAGAGCCTGAAACTATAGAGTGGATCGGTTCAATGTCCAAAAATTCTGTATTTTTTGACATTGGCGCAAATATAGGTATCTACACAATAAGTGCCGGTTTGCTAGGCATTCAAACATATGCATTTGAGCCACATGCTGGCAACTATTTTTTATTGTGTCAAAATATCAACATAAACAATTTTAAAAACGTCACTGCTTATTGTGTTGGACTAGGTCAGGACACAAACTTTTCACACATCAACATCAAGAATTATCATCCAGGAGTTGCAGACAATGTCATCGATCAAGAAGGGCAGTTCACTCATGGTGTTGTACAAAAAACACTTGATGATGTTGTGTTGTTACTAAAACAACCCACTCATATAAAGATTGATGTAGATGGATATGAATCTAATGTGTTAAATGGTGCTACAGAAACATTAAAAAATGCAACTTCAGTGTTGTTTGAAATTAGTGATCAACATTTGCACATAGTGGATAAAATGCTGTCTTTTGGTTATAAAATAAAAGGCAAATATAAACGCAACGAAAAAGAAAACAATTATATTTTTTCTAAATAAAACGTTTGCCTCGTTTGTCACTCATAATAAAGTAATTCAACGTTATTCTATTAGTTGATTCACTACTTTCATACGAGTGCCAAGTTTTGCCTTTTTCACCACAAAAAACAAATGTCGAATTTGGTTTCCAAGGTGCTTCTGCTATAAAACTAGACTCATTTTTTGTCGAATACATTTTTGTACCAATGTTTTTTATCGGTGTCACATAAGTCACAGCCGACCAAATTTTTTCCAGTCCTTCTTCATGAATATCAAACTTATAAGGTAAAGGCGGTGTTATAGAAATGTGTGCATACACTGTTAAACTATTGTACCATCTTGGATTCGTGTACAGGTCTTTGACCAATGCTTTTGCATTATCTAATATGGTTTTGCCTATGTCATACACTTCGTCATACAAATCAATGCCATACTGATCAAATTCATCTGGAAATATAAATCTTAAATTACCACCATTGTCCATGTTAAGAAATTGTTGACATTGAGATTGTAATCTATCAAATACATCTGTTGGAATAGTATCATCTATAATTTGGTGTTGCCATGGATCTTGCAACACAGGAGATGTCAGTATTTTATCTAGGAAGTATTGGCCTGCCATACATATATTTACATGTGTGGTATATACGGCATAACAAAACGTGACCCCGAATTTATTAGATCCTATATAGATAGTTGCAGTCATAGAGGCCCAGATGGCTCAGACATTTGGTATGACGATCACGTAACTTTAGGACACAATCTCTTATCAATTACTTCCGAACCTGAAGTTGGCAAACAACCATGGCACACTGATAAGGGTAATATACTAATTTACAATGGAGAAATATTCAACTATGATCATGTGATATGGTTATATAGGAACAGCGGATGGATCCCAAAAACTACATGCGATACAGAATTATTGGCATTTTTATTGGACTCATTTTATGTGGACATTATCAACAGCAACATTATTGATTCAATGCATGCCTATGCATACTATGATAAAGAACAAAAAACAATTACACTGTCAAGAGATCATGCAGGAATAAAACCTCTGTTTTATGCAGAGACATCCGACGGATTAGTTTTTGGTTCTGAGATTAAAGGCATGATTGATAAAGTACCAGGCGCCAGATGTATTGATGAATTTGCAAGTGCATCAATGAGTTATTCAGGTATTAACATCTCTGCCAACACAATGTTCAAAGGCATCAAAAAAGTTTTACCAGGACAGACTCTAGTATATGACATTCACAAACAAAAATTTACCAGAACTTCGCGATGGGTTATTAAACCTACTTCTAAGAAAGGATTTGATCCAGAAGAATTTAGACAAGAAGTACATGAAACTGTTAAAATGTGTACGCTTGGTATGCGTAAATTTGGTGTGTTTCTATCAGGCGGTTTAGATTCAACTATGATAGCACACGAACTAAACAAGATCCTACCATCTGTTGATTCTTTCACAAATGAAATGAATCCTAATGTTATTATAGGCGAGGATCATAACGATGATGCCAAACATGCAAAATGGTTTGCTGATCACTATGGCTTCAATCATCATCCTATTCAAGTTACTCCCGAGACTGTCAAGTCTTGTTGGAATGACTCAATGTTCACAATGGAGCAACCCGTGTATAATATGAGTATGCCAATGTATTATCACACCAACAAAGTGCTGAGTCAACACGATGTAGTAGTAACCATGGCCGGAGATATGGGTGACGAATTATTAGGAGGTTATCCCAAATATTGGAAACTAAAAAACAACTTGCCTACATCATTTGAAGAATGTGTTTGGCGATGGATGCACAGAATAAAACGTCCTGTGCAATTGAGTAAAAAAGTCGATGCAAAAGCAATACATGGCGAACTGTGTAAAATTATCCCACAAGAACTTTGGAATCCGGAAGATCCTATCAATTCTTATATGGCTATCGATTGCATCACACAAGTGCCTGAAGAATTCTTTTCCCGCAATGATCAGTTCGGGATGAAATTTGGCATGGAGGGAAGATTTCCTTTGGCTACTCAACGCTTTATGAAATACTGCATGGACATTCATTCTGATCATAAAATAGGCAAAGACAAATCTGATACAAAATTATTAAGCAAAATTGCATACAAAGGCCACATGCCTGATTACATCATAAACAAAATGAAAACAGGTTGGACTGTGCCTTTAATTTATTGGCTGGGCACAAACAAAGATTTGGATGATTTTGCAATGTCATATATGAATGCAGATGACTGTTTAAAAAACACAGTGTCTATGGACAATTGGAAAAATAAAAAAACAAGAGTTATTTCTTGGATGATGCGTTCTTGGGCACAGCGTTATTCAATGACACTGTGAGCGTACCCAGACGCCATTTCTTCTAATGTAAATTGACTGTGGGCCAAACTGTTCAACCATGGCTGTCTATCAAACGTTTGTAAATCTTCTATAGCATCTAGTGTGTTGCTTACAGGAAATGCCGCACATTCAGGACCGCACACAACTGGAATACCCTCCATTATAGCAGTCACACCAACACCTGAATTAAAAGTTACTACACAATGTGCATCAGCAAGATCTTCTGCCAGTGCTTTATCTTCTTTTGTTTTGATAAAACCATTAATGGTTGTTACTCCGTCAATGCGTTTTACTTGTGGATTCATTGGCTTGTCTCTCACCACAATTTCACGGTCAGTTTTCTGTTTTAAAGCATCTACAGTGGTGTTGAGCCAATCCCGAGTATCAAACATCCACTCCATTGCTCCTGTGGGTGGACACACTATTACTTTGTTGCCTGATCGCCATGGTTTAATAGATTTGTTAAAGTGTTTGTGCCATCTGTCTGAAGTGCGATTCAACAACTTATTTTGCACATGATCATTTTTGGTTACTCTGTACCAGGATGGTTTTTTGTTATGTCCTGCATCAAAATAGGCATGATCAATAAAATAGTAATCATAATTTTTTTGTATGCATTTTTTAATCATATCGCCAGCGCCTCGTAAAACTCCTAAAAAAGCATAAGTGTCATGGGGCATGTCTTGACCATCTTTGATTGGATTAATAATAGTACCGTCACAACCTTTGGCCCATGAATTTATTATTTTTTCTGTAGCAGGCCGCATTGTTCTAACGCATTTCATTATACAGGCCTTCCATTATCTCTTTGAACAATCCTGATTGTATTTCATCATGAGTGTATTGGTGATAACTGAGTGTTGCTAACCATTCTTTGCGTTGCTCTGAATAATTAGGTTGTCCAAAATTTTCTACGGATTGTGCAATAGGCCAAGTGGCTCCTCTAGGCAGACTGTAAACAGGAATGCCTTCTATGGCCGCTTCAACTCCGACCAAGGAGCATGAGGTTACAACACATGACGCTTTGGCAAGATCATCTGCCAACGGCACAAGAGCATAAGCAGGACCGCTTCTGCCAGCACCTCCTCGAGGTTTGTATCTGATTTTTATAGGCATATCTGTTTTTGTTTTTAATAATTCTATTGTTTCTCTTTCCCAATTTTGCCTTCCAACAAACCCATTAATAGAATCAGATGAAGGTGCAAGTAAAATGTACTCACCTTTCGTTCGCCAATCTTTTATTGATATGTTTTTTATTCTGTCGTGAGGTAGACCTTCGTGTATTTTCGTTACATGAATATCTTTATAAATGGTTCGCCAATAGTATTCACCATTAGGACTTACTGATTCTTTTAGAGGATTCCAACGGCCCCAGTATGGCATGTCGCAAAACAACCAAGGCTTATTGTTAATTACACATTCTCTAGCACGTCTATGATTGGCTAAACGCAATCCCCACATAGTAGGTATTCCTTCATCATGATGATATTTTTTTAGTGGACGCAGAGTGTACCAAGCTTTGCTTTCAGGCCCGTGCCCATTGTTGATAATGTTAAGTTTCATTTGTTACTGGATTTTGTTCCAGTAGTCGTTGTTGTGTTGAATATAGATGTCAGTGCGTTTTGAATGTCCATCTTGTTTGCGTTTGCCTTTAAGATGATCCATATATTCCCCTAGGGGAGAATTTATAAACACATGCACGCCGGGTCGATGCGGATGATTCTCAGATATGTTATGTGACTTTAATCCTTGTGCTTCGTACTTTTCTTTTATTGTTTGAAATGCAATACAATCATGGTATTCTACCAAATCAAATATTTTATCAGAGTTGTACAATTCTTGCCAATCTTTCATAAACTGTTCATTGTATGGACTGGTTGTGTCATAGATTACAAATCCACATTCAGGATAAATTTTTTGTCTGCCTAAGTAAGCACAGTAATTGTCTTGGGGTAAGAGGCTCTCAATAAATTCTGCTGGAATAGGATTATGGGTAACAACATCCGCGTCCAACCAGACTATTAAATCTGATGAACTATTAAGAGCCTCGTGTGATACACAGTATGATTTATGTGCAAACTTGATTGCGTCCCACAAATATGATCCTTTGCGTTTTAGGTCACTACCTATTTTATGACCTTTTGCATGTGGATTATCTTTATGTTTTGTTTTGAATGCTACTAAATCAGGACATACTGCATTGAGATCTACCCATTCGACTTGATCACCATAATCTACATTAGGTTTTACTTCGTAATAAATTTTTAATTTTATTTCTTTTGGCCAATATTTTACAAAAGTCTCTACCATACGTTTGCCATACTCGTCCCACCCGGTAGAAGAAAAAGTTGTAATAACCGTTATTGCCCTTGTCATTTAAGTACGTATTTAAATACTGTGCAATGAAAGTTGAGATATTTCGAAACACTGTAAAAAGAAGAGGCAAAGGTGCTTCCTTTGAAATGATGAAAGCGTGGCGAGATGGCATTGCATCTGCTGGTGACGAGCCTGTTTGGATTGAAGGTAAAGGTGATGCTGAACGCTGGATGGGACCTCCTAAAGAAAAAGTTGCTGTGCATTTTGGTTATGGTCCTGACAATGCCGGATCATTTTTAAAAGGCAATCGTAGACAGATCAGACAGCACATGGAACAGACTGGCGGAGTGCCTATTGTGTTCGACGGAGGACTGTGGACATCCTTTGGCAACAGAGCAACAGACCCAAACACACACTACTTTAGGTGTGCTCTATGGTCGCCTATGCGTAATGGAAACTTTTTGAATGCAGATTGTAATGGTGATAGATGGCACAAAATTAAATCCGAATTCAACATACCAGATCGTCCATGGCGTAAAGAAGGCAAGTATATTCTGCTGTGTTCTCAACCAAAAGACAATTGGTCCATGGCGCAAAAAGATCCATACGTATGGATTGACGAGGTTGTAGAACAATTAAAAGCAGTGACTGATCGACCAATAATGTTGCGACCACATCCTAATCATGCCGACAAATGTGCAGAAGATATTAAAAAAAGACATCCGCAAATAAAAATTGCAGACATGACCCGAGGTGGTGGCATGTTTCATGGTTATAGATGGACTTTCTTAGAAGAACTTAATGATATTCACTGCATGATCACACACAATTCTACTGCGGCTGTCGATGCCGCCACATATGGTGTGCCTGTGTTTATGACTTCTGATTTGTGTCTTGCATGGGACATAGGATCAAACAATTTAAAAGACATAGAAAATCCACATATGCCAGACCGCACACAGTGGTTACACAATCTTGCTTATACCAATTGGACATTGCAAGAAGTACGCGATGGCACTGTATGGAAAAGATTCAAACCACACGTGGAGCAAATGATTAAATGAAAGCGTTTATAATATACCTCAAAGAAGTTCAATCTACTGTGGACTCTGCACTGGACTGTAAACTGTCAGCAAGACAACATGGTCTTGATGCATGGCTGATGGAGGGATTTACTCCTTCACGTGCTGACAAATTTATTGCCGAACAAAATCTTCAACCTTATCTACCGGGACCTAAACTGTACAAAATAAAATGGCAAAAAGGTGGTGTCCGTGGTTGTATGATTTCACACTACCATGTCTGGAAAAAATGTATCGAACTGGATGAGCCAATTGTGGTATTAGAACACGATTCGCGTGTGGTAAGTGATTCATATGATCAAGACTTCCAAGATATTTTACATCTCGATGGATACAGATTTGAAGAAGATCCATATATGGGTCATGATCCATTTGTTGAAAATTTTGTCAACATACGCAAAGGCGAAAATCAACTGATGGGCACATATGGATATGTTATTAAACCGCATGCGGCCCAACGCTTAATTAAAGGTGCTCATGAAGATGGTATTACAGCATCAGACATGTTTGTCAAAGACAAGTATGTAAAAATAGAAGTAGTTAAGCCACGTGCAGTGGTTGTCAACAGCCAGGACAGTTTGACTAGCAATAGGGCATTCTATATATAAAAATATGCATATCACACTCACAGGCTCACATGGTTTCATAGGAACACATGTACGAAAATATCTAGAAGCAAACGGTCACACTGTTGACTGTTGGGATTTACTCATACAAAAAGACATTGGCAATTTCAATATTGACCCCAAATCAGATCTTTGTATACACTTGGCGGCAAAAGCAGACATTCGTGAAAGTTTTTCAAAACCGGATTTATATTGGCAAGAAAATGTTGCAAAATGTAGAACAGTGTTCAATGAATGTGCCAAACACAATATAAGAGTAATATATGCATCTTCTTCTGCATGTATAGAGTGGCACAGAAATCCTTATGCTTTATCAAAATATGTAGACGAATTTATTGCACCAAAAGATTCTGTTGGTTTACGTTTTTCAACTGTATGGGGCGACGGTGCTAATGAATACATGTTGATTTCTAAATTAAAATTAGGTACAATTACATATGCAACAACACACACTAGAGATTTTATCCATGTGTCGGATGTTGTAAGTGCTATACAAACGATAATGAACAATCCAGAAGAACAGGGAGTGTTTGACTGCGGTTGTGGTATAGCATTTAAAGTAGACCAATTGGTAGCACAAAACGGATATGTGGTGCCAGTCACAGAAGGAGAAGACTTCGAATTAGAGTCTAATGTTTTACCATCTGTGGAACTAAGAGCATTAGGTTGGCTACCAAAAGTAAATGTAATGGAAGAAAAGCTTAATCGGAATGATAAAATTTAATTTAGATGAAATCACAGAATGGCAATTAGAAATTACAACAAGATGTAATGCCGCCTGCCCACAGTGTCCCCGAAATATCAATGGTGGCAAAGTAAATCCTCACATGCCATTAGTCGATATGGATATTGAATGGATAAAAAAGGCATTCACTCAAGACATATTGGATAGATGCAAACAGATATTTTTCTGTGGCAGTTATGGTGATCCATCTGTTCACCCGCAGTTTTTAGAAATATTACAATGGTTTAGAGATCAAAGGGCAGACTTGTGGTTATACATACACACCAATGGGGCCAAACGTAAAGAAGGTTTTTGGGAAGAGATTGCAAAAATTATGAACGGCTATGGACAAATTGACTTTGGCATTGATGGATTAGAAGACACTAATCATCTGTACAGAGTAGGAGTGAGATACGAACATGCAATACAAAATGCTAAAAATTTTATCAACACAGGCGGAAGAGCCAAATGGAACTTTATTGTGTTTAAACACAATGAACATCAAATAGAAACTGTAAAAAAACTAGCAGAAGAATATAACTTCGTCGAATGTCTTGTACGCAAAACAGGAAGATTCTTTGATCAGAAGAAACTAGAACCCATGGAGAAATGGCCCGTGAAAAACAGTGTAGGTCAAACAGTACGCCATTTAGAAATGCCAGACAATCCCGAATATAGAAACGATAGTGTCAGCAGAGTAAATGAAGTGAAAGAAAAGTATGGCTCAATGCTTGACTATTTCAAACAAACTGATATTACCTGTGATGCATTGCTAGGTAACAAAGTAGTAATAACAGCAGAAGGCATAGTGATGCCTTGTAATTTCTTTGAACATAATCTGTATGATGCACGGTTTCATGAGGAAGCAGATCCTGGTTCATTTGACCCGTTAGAAGAAAACAAGTATAATAATCAAATCACAATGATGTATAAAAAATATGGAAAAGAAAACTTACAAGTACAAAACAAATCAATGATAGAAATATTTGAAAACAAGTTTTGGCATGATCTAGTAGACAGTTGGAGTAAAAAAGATTTCAAAGCCGGTAGACTATTTGAATGTGCCTTCACATGTGGACAGACGTTTAACAAATGTTGGGACCAAGGAGGCAGTGTAAGATGAAAATTCTTGTCACAGGCGGAAATAGAGGATTAGGCAAAACCATTGTAGAAACTTTGGGTGCAGACAGTATAAGCAGATCTACAAGCAATCACGATATCACTAAGAACATTGACACTATAATTGAAAAAAGTTTGGATTATGATATCTTTATTAATAATGCATTTGATGGACCTCCTCAAGAAGATTGGGCAAATTTTGGACAATCTATTTTGTTAATGAAAATGTTTGAGTCTTGGAAAGCACACAATAAAAGTGGTTGGCTGTTCAACATAGGCAGTATTGCTAGTGATGATAACGTTGCTCCTGAACCTTCATGGGAAACTTATAGAGTATCAAAAAAAAGTTTAGAAGCGGCAAGCCTACAATGTAGTCGAGCATTTAGAAATAATCAAGTGTCTTTCAAAACAACATTAATCAAACCCGATAGATTGGATACTGAGTTGTCTAGATCAAGACCAACATGGACTGGTAACGGTGTTGATTGTAATGACATCATAGCATTTATAAAATATTGTTTAGAGATCAGAAGCAACAGTCAAATAGATCAAGTAACTATTTCACTAAATTATGATTACAAGTAACAAAAGTTTGGGAGAGTAAAAAATATGCAACTAGTAGAAGGATTATACATACCAGATGATGATCATCCAGAACATCATATTGCACAGTCAGTGAAAGATCATGACGGTGCTTTACATAAAGAAATTTTAGCACGTAGTAAAAATTTTCGACACATGGTTGACGTAGGAGGCAATGTAGGACGTTGGGCCATACAATATGCTCCGCACTTTGATACTGTCACAGCATTCGAACCTGCACACTACAATATTGAATGTTTCAAAAAGAACTGTGAAAATTTACAAAATGTTAACCTAATCGAACATGGCTTGTCTGACAAAAATACTAGCGGAGTGTTAGATGTCAAAGTACCTAATCATCTGGGTTCGACCATGGTTGTAGAAAGATATAAAGGTGATATAAAATTATGTCCAATGGATGAAATGCAGTTGACTAACGTGGATGTTCTAAAAATTGATGTTGAAGGAGCAGAATTACAAGTGCTTCACGGTGCAAAAAATACTATTGACTCTTCGTCGCCTTTGATATGTTTGGAACGCTGTGTGTTCAATCAAGGCAATGATGGCAAACAGGCAATCAATACCTGGTTGGAAGGCCTAGGTTATACTAGAGTCTATAAAATTACCAGAGACTGCATCTATCAAAGATTATGAAAATCCTAGTAACAGGATCTCTTGGATTTGTAGGTTCTCATCTTGCCAAACGATACCATGCAAAAGGTCACCGAGTAGTTGGCATAGACAATGGTGTTGGTGGTTATGATGATAATCTTACCGAAGTTCAAACATTAAGAATTGATTGCTGTGATCAATCTGCATTGGATCAACTGTTTGCACGTGAAAAATTTGATATTGTTATTCATGCGGCCTGTACAGCGTATGAAGGACTCAGTGTTGTGTCTCCTGTACTAGTTACAAGAAACACGTACGATGCAACTGTGAATGTGTTAACAGCGTCAATCAAACACAATGTAAAACGATTTGTGTATATGAGTTCAATGGCACGGTATGGCAAACAACAGCCGCCATTCACAGAAGACATGAAGCCTGCTCCTGAAGATCCATATGGCATTGCTAAAGTGGCAGCCGAAGACACTGTGAAATGTTTGTGCGAAGTAAACAACATAGACTGGAGCATTGTGGTGCCTCACAACATTTATGGCCCTAATCAAGTCTATGATGATCCTTTTAGAAATGTTGTATCAATATTTTTACATAGAAACTTGCAAGGCAAACCTTGTATAATATATGGAGATGGTGAACAAAAACGTTGTTTTTCTTACATAGATGACACACTGCAAATTTTTGATAGAATTGTTTTTGACAAAGAAGCAGTTGGTCAAATATTTAATTTAGGTCCCGATGAAGATTATATTTCTATTAACGAACTCGCAGATCTCACAGCAAATGCAACTGGTTACAATGGTGTACACCAGTACATGCCAGGAAGGCCAAAAGAAGTAAAGTATGCAACATGTTCATCAAATAAAATTAGAGAATATTTTAATTACAAAACAGAGGTACAAATCAAAGACGGCATAACGCAGACTTTGGATTATATTAGAAATCGTGGCATAAGGAAATTTAATTATTCTTTGCCGATAGAAATTGAAAATGAACACACACCAGAAACATGGACCAAGAAACTAATATAGTAATTTGTTGCCCAAGTCGAGGCAGGCCAGACTATGCTAAACGCATGGAACAATCTGCCTACGCCACTGCAAAATGGCCTAATCAAATAAAGGTAAAATTTTATCTAAATGAAGATGATCCAACACTCAAGCAGTACAAAGTTTTTGATGCAGACATTGGTATAGATAGAAGCACTGTTATGAGTTGGAATATGTTAGCCGAAAGCGAAAACAGCAAGATGTACATGCTGTGCGGGGATGATGCAGAATTTATTACACCAGGCTGGGATGAAATATTTCTTAAACAATATGAGAAATATCCGGATGGTATTTTTATGATTGGCACTGCTACAGGCAAAAAACATGGATTGACACATCGCACATCACCGCATCCTGTCATTACAAAAGAATGGCGCAATGCTTTGGGATATCATTTTCCGCCACAGTTTCATCATTGGTACTTAGATGCATACACCAACGATCTTGCAAATGCTGTGAATAGATATATTTTTATGGAAGATGTAATGATCAAAGTAAAAAAAATTACACAAGACGACACTGCTAAACGCATACGAACCAGTGCTGTGCATCAAAGAGATACTTGGGTATATAATAAAACTAAACAGTGTTACTTTGATTATGATGTCAGTAAACTTCGAAAGGCAATGAAATGAATCTAGCAGTGTTCGGCGATAGTTGGCCAATTGGCACAGAACTGCAACCAGGCGAGATCCCGTTCGGCGATCTTTTACATGTGAAATTGGAAACTGAAAATTTTTACAATGAAGCGGAACAAGGCTCGAGCATCGACTCTTTAATTTTACAATTGGACAACTTTGCAAAACGTAAAATACAAAATTGTATTTGTGTATTTTTTATAACGAATCCTACAAGATTTTTACATTTTCAAAACGGACAAAAACAGATTCTTAGACCAACCGGAGACAAAAGTGCATTGAATAGATTTTATTTCTTAGACGTACAGTCAGATGAATTGGATTATCATAGGGCAAATGTATCCATACTAGCAGTGCAAAGAATGTGCCAACAATTGGGTTACCAAGATTATTACATAGAAGGTTGGACCAACATAGATTGGAAATATGAAGGCATAGACAAAACAAAATTTATTCCACAAAGTGCTACTGAGATGTTTGGAGCCGACACAAATACAAAAACATTAGAACTTACAAAATTTCAAGACAATGAATACATTAGGCCAAACAAGTATCATCCTAATCAAAAAGGTCACAGTCTTATAGCAGAAAAACTTTTTAAGTTTATTAGATAAATTCGTTTATGCAACGTCCACGTAGACGTTCATATTTCCTACGACCTACTGGCCCGCCTCTCATAGATTTACTCAATCCGTAGGCGTGACAAAAATAGCCAGTCATACTCATTTTTTCGTTGAAGCGATAATTCATATATTTGGTTGGTACATTACTGTCCAGCATTGTGCGGATCAGTATCCTACTGTCATCATCATTCCAACTCTTGTAGTCGCAGAACGGCCTCATTGTTTTTGCAGAAGATTCATTTATCATAAACACACCTGCATTAAATCGTCTCGAGGCTAGTGTCTGCGGATCGTACTTTTCCAGAATAGTATTTTGTTTTTCCAACTGATGCCATTGAAGTTCTTTCTGTTCTGCCCGAACACTGTGTACCGGTTTAAAACTGTCAGTGTCAGGGTACATTTCGAAACAGTTTGGAGCATCAGACCAAATGACGACATCAGTGTCCAGATACAACACATTATTATATTTGCTCCACCAGTCATCGTTGAGAATTAGGTCCAGTCTTTCGAAGGTTGGGTGTGTATGATTTACTCTTGCTTCGGTAATCAATTGATAATCAACTCCGCATTTTTCAGCATATTTTTTTACAGAGAATGTAGAATAATGAAACAATTCATCTACATGGTTAATTTTATTGAAATCTGGTTGCACGTAATTGTCTGGTTTCACAAAATACTGTACAATACAATCCATTCCATATATAATTATTGTAATGAAAAAAGTAGCATTCGTAACCGGCGTGACCGGACAAGATGGCCCATATCTATCTAAACACCTGTTGGAAAATGATTACAAGGTTTATGGTCTAATTAAACGATATTCTAATCCTAACCTGGAAAACCTAAGATATCTCGGCATTGAAAATGATATTGAATTATTAACTGGAGATATTACTGACAGTTCAGCAATGAACCATTTAGCAAAAACACTGAAGCCAAATGAATTTTACAACTTAGCGGCACAGAGTTTTGTGAAAGCAAGTTGGGATTTGACCATGGTCACCACAGAAGCAAACTCTCTGGGTGTGCTGAATATACTGACAGCACTCAAAGAAAATTCACCCAATACAAAATTTTATCAAGCAAGTACATCTGAACTGTATGGCAACAGTTCTGTAAATGGCAAGCAAGATGAAGACACTCCTTTCAAACCAAGATCGCCATATGCTATTTCAAAATTATATGCATATTGGATGACTGTGAACTTTAGAGAAAGTTATTCTATGTATACATCTAACGGTATACTTTTTAATCATGAGTCACCGT